CGGTGCAGTAGATGCTTTCATTGAAGAGTTTGGTCTTTATTCTTTGGTTGGTGATAACTTTCAAGATGCTTATCGGGGTCAATATGATTCCAAAGCAGATTATGCGGAGAGTTATGTAAGTGAATGTTATTCTGTGGAAGTTCCTAGTTTTGTGGAAGTTGATTGGGAAGCAACATTTAATAATATGGATGTTGTTTTCAGCAGCAATGGTTATGTGTTTGACAATCAATTCTGAATTATGAAACTTCAATCTAAAACTGGTTCAATGGTGGTTGATTTTTATCCAATCAAAACACCAATGGGTAATGTATCCAAAGAGTGGTTTCTAAAAACTCTCACGTTTCAAGGTGAAACACAATCCAAGAAGTTTGTGAATCGTATTGAGATGAGTCTTGAAGTTGAGAACTATCTCAATCATTCAATTCCTTATGAAGTTGTAGAGTTCAATACGATTCCACAACTTGCGAATCCTTTTGCTGAAGTGTAACCCATCTCACACGAGTCCAATGATGCCTTGTGCCAGTTGTAGCACTGGCACAATAAATGAGCAGAGACCCTTTTTCCGTGCTATGATTACGGAGTAATCAACCAAAGCAGAGAACCTAATGTTTGTTTGTTGTCCTGTTTCTTTTGATTTGTCTGATGCCGAGTGGTATGATAATGTTGATGATGCAAAGGAAAATGCACTTGATTGGAGTGTTGAATGTAATGGTGAGAAGGTAGTTGTATATGAAGCAGTTGAAGGTAACTATGGTTACAAATTCAACCCATTAGTTTCTGTATTTGCTTAAATCATTCTCACTCATTATTCATTCTTATGAAAACCAAATCTACCTTTCAACAAATTGTCGAGGATTTAACTCCCGAACAACGGGAGGAACTAAAAAATGCAACTGATGCAGACTGGTCAAAAGCAATAAAAGAAGTTATCAATGATCCTTCATTTTGGAGAGGTATGTTAATAGCTTTTGTTGATGGTGTATCACAAGGTTTGGCAGATGCCATTGATGATAATAGGAAATAACTGTTAATATATCTTTTACACATACAACCGAAGTTTCTTTACTTAAATGAACCGTTCACAAGTCATCTCCAAGATTCAGTCTATCCTGAAACTTCAGGAAGGAACTTCTTTTGATGGTGAAGCAGATGCTGCTGCAAAGATGATTGATAAACTTTGCAAACAGTATGGTGTTACTATCACCGAAGCAACTGAAACTCAAGTATTTGATGAGTCTTTTGCTACTTTCAAACGTGCGAACTATGCACTTACTACTCTTTTGAATGCGATTGCAACATTTTATGATGCAAAAGCATATATGAAGAATGGTGATGAAAAATCACTTCAAATCATTGGTAGTGATGCACAACAAATTCAAGTGCGTCTCTATTATGATTACCTGGTTCAGGTGATGGAGAAAGAAGCAGAAGTTGCACATTCAGCAGAGAAGATTCTTTCTAACCTGACTGGTAAGAGTGTTTCTCGTAGTTTCAAACTTAACTTCCGCAAAGCATTTGCTGATAAAGTAGCAGTGCGGTTGTTTGAGATGAAGAAAGAAGAGAACCGAGTTCACGAAGATAAGCAAGCAGTGAGTGATAAACTCTCTACGATGCGATTTGGACGTGCTCGTAAAATGAATGGTGGAAGTGGTGAAGGTGCTGCTATTGGGTCAAATGTTGGTGCTGGTGTTTCATTAAATCGTCAGGCATCAGGTTCTACTCAACGTGCTCTGTGTGGTGTATAGTTTAACCTGTCCCACACGAGACTCATGATACGATGTGCCAGTAATCCTTCTGGCACATTATACCCCCCAAAGACCTCCTGCCCGTGCTATGATTACGGAGTAATCAATCAAAAACAGATGAAGTTCACCAAAGCACAATCTGTTATCATTGAAGAGATTGGAAACACCAACTCTGTGAATAACTACGCACAACGGATGCGAGCAATTCAACCTATGTTGGATGCAAAAGTTATTTCACGCACAGTGATTTATGATAAGGATGGTTTTGGAATTGATTATCACTGGGAACTGGTTTAATCTTTACACACAACACAAAGGAACTTCAAATGCTTGATGCCTACACCGATTATCCTATTGAAAAACTTGGTGATACTGAATTTGAGAAAGCACCAGTTCGCAAATGCACTATTCTCACTTGGGACAGAAACAAGTATTGTGATGTTCTTGTGTATTTTGTAGATGAGGATGGTGATTTGCGAGGACACATCACCAACTTTAAGCAGTGGTATTTGTATAAGAACGAAGCAAGGATTGATGATGGAGTTCAATTTACTGATGATGAACTCAAAACTCTTTCTTGGACTTACCGATAAACTCTTCACACGGTAAGCATACCCATCAGGGATGCTGATAGGTAGAAGAACCGTAGACCCCTTGACAAAACCCCTGATTCATGCTATGATAAGGGGACCGAAACAAACAAACACAAAAGGAATGACAACCTCACAAAAACTTGAAAAAGCATTTCTCACCAAATGTTTTGCTCTTATCAACGAGGTTCAAGGTAAAACAAAATTGCCTTCACAATTCAATCAAAAGAACAAGTCAGTCTTCAAAAAACAAATCAAATCACAAAAACAAGACAAATCAGCACTTGCCAATGTTTAATCAAGAAGATCTACAAAACATTCTCACTCTTATCAACTTTCATGAAGATTGGGATGAAGTCAAAGAGTTGTATGATATTGATCTAAACTCACTCTTTGATAAAGTCCATGCTGCACTTGATAACACTAATGACTGACGAACAACTTAACGATCAATTAGATATTACATTTGATCACATTGAACAAAGGTTTCATAAACTTCTTGATAAGAAAGGAAAGAAACATAGACATAATGCCCGAGCAATCTTTTATGAATGGGGAGAAATCTTTACTCATGAAGATCACGAAGGACCAGTAGAAATCCTCTGGGTGCCTGACTTTAATCAATTCATCAATCAAAACAAATGACTGATATTACTCCCATTCTTAATTTGTTTCAACAACTGCCTGAGGGATGGTGGAAAGTTATTCTTTTGACTGCTTTTTTTATTGGTTTCGGTGCTTTAATTACTTTGAAAACCAAAGGTGATTCAACTAATACTGACTATTTTATCTGGTGGGATAAATGAATGACTATCACACAACCGATTCTATACCCATCAGGGATGCTGATAGGTAGAAGAACCGTAGACCCCTTGACAAACACCCCAAAACGTGCTATGATAAGGGGACAGTCAAACAAAACACAAAGCAAATGACAACTCGTTTCACCTACGACATCAAAACTCAACAACTTGTTTATGCTCTTGTTGATAAAGATGGTACTTGTGTGTATCTAACTACTTCTATCACTGATGCTATTAAACTCACTCAAAAGAACTGAAATGAAAAAGAAAGAAAAGTTCAATCTCTTATCCAAAGCACAAAATGGAAATGAGTTGATTTTAATTGCTCATGCTATCATCACTTCACAAAAGAACTAACATGCTTATCCTACACAAAGAAGATCACGGTTGTGCTTATACATTAGATGAAGATAATGATCTAATGTATGCTCCTATCTACACTGATAATACAATCAACCTGAATGAGTTTGCTTATGTAGATATGGATAGATGTGATGATGAATATGAAGTTCTAGATATTCAAAATGAACTGATTGCTGCTTCATCTAATGTGCGATACTGAGTCTATCTCTCTACTCTCTCACACACTATTTCTCATGCTCATAAGCATAGATTATCAATTACAACACAATTACGTTACATATCATAATTAAATTAAATGTATTAAAAAACATAGTTACGTGTTTTGTACTGTGCTATATAAAGGTTATTATAAAGATGCTTATACCCTCTTTATACTCTTACAAATGCCTCTGGGTCTTGTTGTCTAAGCGAGCATTATACCATGAGACCAAAAAATTGTCAAGTGCCTCACAGACCCTTGTAGACCCTTGTAGACCCTTGTAGGACTGGCACAAGAATTATAGACAATGAAACCCATGAGACTCATACATCTTATGAGTCTTGGGAGTTTTTTGCTAGTTACTCGTAAGACTCATAGGACGCAGACACTTTGAGAACTGGCACATCGTATCGTGAGTCTCAGTGATTCCGCGGTAGACTTATAGGGTCGGGAGGGAGGGAATAGTATAAGAACTGCTGATGTTTATAGTTATTATACCTGTGGAAAACTATTTTTCCACAAGAGGCAACAGTTTTCTATAGGGCAAGTCGTTAGTTTTCCACAGGCAAAGTTTTCCACAGGTTTATGAGTATTCTTAGTGTTTGTAAGGGTTTATAAGATTTGCCCTGTGGAAAACTATTCAAAATCTGTGGAAAACTTGTGGAAAACTATTCGTTATATCCCACAAGGTTCGTTATACACTGGGGAAAACCTGTGGAAAACTATTCGTTATAAGACTTCGTTATTCATAGCACTTCGTCATAAGACTTCGTTATACATAACAGTTCGTTATAGCACTTCGTTGTATAAACACTATAAGCACATACTCGTCTTATAGTATAACAACACAACAGTCTCATTATAAGACCTCTCCCAGGGGGGTTTGCATTTCTTTCAGTCCTATGCTATACTATTCGTTGTACACAGTTCTGTACACTAACTTGTAGTCCCACTATCTTATACTTTACAAGCACTTCGTCATTTATACCCACTCCCAGGGGGGTTCATCATTACAATCAAACAGTAATGATTATAAACTATTCGTGTTTGTTGATTATAAGGCTACTCCCAGGGGGGTTCGTCATTACAATCAAACAATAATGAATATAAACTAACATTTTTGTTCGTTTATTATAATCAAACAGCACTGTTTGACAGTTATATTTTGTGTTGTTGTATTCTTATTATAAACCGTTGCCCCCCGTATATAAAAACGCAACACTACCCTAACCTACAACGGACCGAAATCGACCTTTAAATTGTCTTTCAAATAAAAAAATTCTGCCAGAAATTTTTAATGTATAAAGATTTAAAAGGATATATAATAAAAAATGCCCTGAGAGAACAATGAGATTAGATTTTGATGATTATGAGAGAGATTTATTGATTGATACAATTCAACATCGGTTAGATACTGATAAGATTTTAGTTATCAATGATAGTTTAAGAGAAGAGGTTGAAGATTTGCTTCGAAAGGTGGAAGAGGATGAATACGTATAATATTTCAGTTAAGGGGAATGAGATATTAAGTCAAGTGCCGCAGAGTGATTTACAGAATAATTTGAAAACTATCAGAGGACTTGTGTGGACATCTGGGGGAAATGATGGGGATATTCAGGTAGAACTAAATAAGGATGAAACCATTTGCAATGAATGATTTGCTGTGGTAAAATAATGTAGTATCGAAAAAATTATTTTTTATGGCTAAAGGATTTACGGTAAAAGCAAAACTTCCTACAGGACCTGTAGAAGGAGAGTTTAATTTAGAAGCAGCAAAGGAGATGATTCGAGGGAAGTCAATTGTTTTTTGTCTTCCAGGACGAGGAGTATCTTACATTTATTTGAAGAACTTTGTACAACTTTGTTTTGATTTGGTACAGAGTGGTGCGAGTATTCAGATTAGTCAAGATTATTCGAGTATGGTAAACTTTGCACGATGCAAATGTCTTGGAGCAAATGTACTCAGAGGACCCAAGCAGATTCCTTGGGATGGAAAGTTGCAGTATGATTATCAACTCTGGATTGATAGTGATATTGTCTTTGATACTGAGAAGTTCTATCGTCTTGTTGCAATGGATAAGGATATTGCTGCTGGATGGTATTGCACTGAGGATGGTCACACCACATCTGTTGCACATTGGTTAGAGGAAGATGATTTCCGTAAGTCTGGTGGTGTAATGAATCACGAGACATTGGATACGATTCAGAAACGTCGTAAACCATTCACGGTAGATTATACTGGATTTGGATGGGTATTGATTAAGAAAGGAGTATTTGAAAGTCTTGAGTATCCATGGTTTGCACCGAAGATGCAAGTCTTTGAATCTGGAGAGGTTCAAGATATGTGTGGAGAGGATGTTTCATTCTGTTTAGATGCAAAAGAGCAAGGATATGAGATTTGGTGTGATCCTTTGATTCGTGTTGGACACGAGAAGACACGAATCATCTGATAAGTGCTTAGAAGGTCTTTCTTGACCTTCTTTAAGACGTTATGATAGAATGCTCCTATGAGGTTTTGATAAGTCTTGTAGGAGCATTTTTAATGGCCTGAGAAATCTTATAAAAACCCCTTATAAAAACCGTTAGATGGAGAATTAAAAAAATGGCACAAAAGAGTCGGAAGGATATGCAGATTGCGAGTGTTCCAAAAAATACTCGTCAAGGTGAGGGAAGAAACACTAAATATAGTGCTACGAGTCGTAATTCGTCACGTAAAAAATATAGAGGGCAAGGACGGTAAATAATGGCTTATCTAAATCACAGTCTTCCAGATTGGTCTTGTTATATTCGTAATGAATTTCTTTTTAATCATAAGCAGGGTCACGGTGAAGTAACTAAATGTGATGTACATTGCGTTGCCAGTATTGAAAAAAGAGTTCCTCTATTTGAGGCATTCCTTGAAAATGGTGTGAATTGGACTCGTAGACCTCTTCATGCCTTTTGTTGGAAATCAGATGCAGAAATAGAACCTCTAGAGGATATTATGTACTGGGACTGCTTTTCACCATATGTTGATGTTCAAAAACGTGCTCGTCTTGCTGGATTACAAGCAGAATTAATTCGTCCTGATGGAAGAAAGGTGATTGGAAGTTATATGTTTACTCTTGATTGGTCATGGGAAAATAAAGGAGTCACTGATCTTAATTTTTCAGAGACTCCTGAACATAAATGTGCTCATTTATTCAAGGTGGAAACTGGAAATTACTATGCATATCCAAATAATCGTATTATTTGGTACGATAATGCCTGGACATTCAATAGAATCGACAAAAATCCAGGATATGAAATTGATTTAACAGTGTATTCGGTTGAAAATAAAAGAAAAATCGAAACATCTGATCATTACATGTACGAAATTACAAATTTAAATCAAAATAAATAACTTTTTACTAAAGATATTGAATTGAAACAGTTTTCGATGGGCAATCACCTTCTTTTGGAGGTTTATAACGTAGAACACAACCTTCTAAACGATGGTATTGCCCTTCAGGGAGTCATGGAACGTGGCATTCAACGTGCTGGAATGACAATTTTAAATATTTTTCAGCACTGTTTTCATCCTCAAGGTCTTACAATTGTGATTGCACTCTCAGAAAGTCACGTTTCTTGTCATACATGGCCTGAGAAAGGTTGTATTGCGATAGATGTTTATACTTGTGGTGAAGGAAATCCAAAATTAGTAGCATTAGAACTGTTGAAGTATCTTAATTCGGAAAATTATAAACTTCGTCAGTTAGATCGTTAAATAGTTTAAGGAGATAGAAACCTCCTTAAAAGTTCTGTTTTTACAATTAAAAACAGAGGAACTAAAATGGCATTTTACCAAGTTGATCAAGATAAAAATTATATGAGAGAGATGTGGGGAACATCAAAACTCATTACAGATACTGATAAAGAAAAACCAAAAAGAGTTATTCAAGAGATTATGCACGATTTTGCACCAAAGCACGATCTAAAGAAACAAACTGAATTGCACGAAAGAATTAGAAATGATGAAGATTATGATGATTGGGACTATGGAACTGAACCAACATACGGAAAAATAATCTAAAAAGTATTATAGATATATTAATCATGCTCATTGTTTAAATGCTTAGTATTTCTAGAAGTTTTAAGGACATTAGTTTGTCTTTTTCTAGACATCCAGTGACGAATGATGTTCTTGTATTAAAAAATGAGGATGCGATTAAAAAATCTGTTATTAACTTAATCAGAACTCGTATTGGTGAGAGGTTCTTCAATAATTTATTGGGAACCTCTGTTGATAATTCTTTATTTGAACTTAATGGACCAGAAGTTTCGACAATACTTGATGAAGAAATTAAAACAGTATTAAGTAACTTTGAACCAAGAATTGTAGTTAAAGAAGTAATGGTTGAATCGATTGAAGATTCAAATGAATTGAATGTAAAAATTTCTTACGATATTGTTGGACTTCCATTTCCTCTTCAAAATATAGAGTTTCTTTTACAACCAACTAGAATATAATGTCCTTCAATAATTTTACCAATCTAGATTTTAATGATTTACGCACTCAGATAAAGGATTATTTGAGATCGAATAGTAATTTCACGGATTTTGATTTTGAAGGGTCTAATTTTTCAAGTTTAATTGATGTATTAGCATACAACTCTTATATTACTGCCTTCAACACGAATATGG